AATTCTATTAACCTTTTACAAAGATCTTTATCTATACTGTACTCTTCAATAAAGTTATATTTCAATCAGTGTCCTTTTTAGGTCCATCTTTTGCTGGTAATATAAATATTCCATGTACTGCTTTCATATTTATATCTAATTGATCTTTTTTTGTTATACCCACTCTGTCCAATATAGAGTTCGCAGCTGCTAGACGAATATTAGAGTGTGGTGTAGTCCCGTCTTCGTCTAGTAAGGATACTAACCTAGTAGCTGCTTGTGCAGAGTGAGTAGATAAGTGGTTCTCCGCTAATTCTGTTATTTCTTTTTTAAGATTACGCACCACTTTAGGGTAGCTGTGGGGAGAATACCCAGCTATCCTAGCCGCTTCTCTTGGATTTCCCTTTGCTTCTCCGAAAAGTACGTCTAGAAATGTCTCTTGCATGTCTGTTAAGTTTCTTTTTTGAGTGTTCGTTATAGAAGAATCCATGATTTGCGTTTATTATCTCCATTATTTCCTTAAAAGGAAGTTTGTTTGCTTTGTTTATGTCTAGATCTAGCATAATTTATACATTATTCGTGATGACCCTTGTTAACTTAAGTGTTATGTGCGTGTATGTGTGTCCTTTGAATAATATATAAATATATTATAGACATTAATATCAATTTTGTCAAGTTTTATTTTTAAATAATGTAATATGTGACAATTTGTCAATAGACAAAATTGGATACAGGGTGTATAATGTTCATAGAACCCATCCAGGGGGGTTATATACCTATATACCAGGTAAATATACAGCTACCCCCTAGGGTATTCCCAGGGATATGGTCGGAATACATAGCCCTATAATATGGCCACTAGGTGGTTTACGGGGATACTGGGGATTTTCTGGTGATCCTATATGTATGTATATATGGGGTACCCCTGCACCCTGCGTAGCCCTAGGGTAAATTAAGTTTTTTACAGAAAAAAAAAGGGTAAGCCCAAAAGCTACAAGGGTAGCCCTTGGGTTACTTGATGGTTACCGATTTATTTCTTGGGAGGTATGGTAAATTTTTGTTACCTAGTGCAACCTTGGTAACTACTTAATAATCTTTAAGACACGCAAAAAAAAACCCAAGGGGTTAACCTTGGGTTTTAGTTTTAATTAAGTGTTTAATATTACTTAACTAAATATTTTTTATTAAACTGGCTTTGAAATTCTACAAAATTCTTTGCATTAAATTCAGTAGGTTCAAAAGTTATTGCTTGATTGCCATAAAAGAATAATTGTTTTTTAGTTTGCTTTCTCACATCTTCAACAATTTGTCCTTTTGATTGTCCATAGTTTTCTAGGTTCCAGATATAATCTTCAACCTTAAATAACTCATCATACAATTTATGTTTATCAAAATAATCTAAAAAGTTTTTTACTATCTTTAAAATCTTTTTAGAGTTTTCTTTTTTATCAGATACTTTTTTTGCTGATTGTTTTAATTGAGTAAATGCTACATCAGCATCTTTTTTATCTGAAATTACTTTAAACAATACAACCTTTGAAAGTTTATCCAACTGAGTAAGATTAGCATTAAAAGATAATATTCCTTTTGGTGCTTTTTTATCTTCTAAATTAACGCCAAAAGTTTTTCTTATCTGATCAGCACTAAAAGATTTTACAAATATTTCAAATAAACCATCTGAATATTTATAGTTCTGATTGCCTTTTGCAATTAATAAAACTAATGGAAAGCAAATTCTGTTTGCCATTGTTCTAATTGCATTTGATCTTAACTGATTGTTTGTTTTTTCTACTTGATAATCAGAATTATATTTAGCCATTTTGATTTCAAGTTTTTCATCTTCATTAGTTTCATCTTCACTATCTGTATCTTCTGTAATTACATCTTCATTTGATAGTTCTGATAAATCAGCAAGCGGCAATAATAAATTATTAACTATTAATGATCTTATGTCATTCAATTCTGATTGACTTTGAATACCATTAACTTTGCTTATTATTTCACCACCATTCCTACAACCTAAATAACCATAAATACTTTTATTATTCTTTTTTAGATTGCCGCTTTTTTCAAGTAATAGATATTCATTAATAATATCTAAACTTGTTTTCTCATTTTCAATAGTATTATTTCCAATACTATTAAACAACTTATTTAACTTATTCATAATTAACCTTTCTGTTATTATTTATATTTATAAGCATAATAATATGTACTAAATTTAAAAATATATGTCAATAAATATATTAATTTTATTAGTTATTTTAAATAAACCCTTATTTTACTGGTATTTTTAAACAATATCCACGCTGTTGATTATCAATCTAAAAGTGTTGATTTTATTGACTAATTTAAAAAAACTAAATAAATCAACACTTATTTGACCTATGCAGTTTTTGCATATAGTATGTAGTTATTAACCAACAATAGGATATATAATGACGGAATATGAAAAAGCAATAATCAACAGACTAGATATATTTATAAATATATTTAGAGTTTTTTTAAAACTTGCTCTTGATGGTAGTAGTTACAAATCAAAAACGCCTACTGAAATAAAATCAACAGCATTAACAGAAAATAAAATATTAAACTCATTATACGAGGGAACTAAGGGGGTAAATAATGAATAAAATTATATCAACCATTAAAGAATATAATTTAGTATTTCATACAACCTTTTTATTATTGGTAGTTACTAATATTATAGCATGGGGTTATGTGTTTTATCAATTTATAATGGGGGTTCTATGAGTTTAGAAATAGCCTTTTATAATGTTGCATTTATTACAATAACAATAACTTTATTATTATTAGTGGGGGTACTATGATTGACTTAATAACTTATGATCATTTTTTAATAGGTCATTTTATAATAGCCATGAGTATTAGTTTATTATTGGTGGTATCAAAATGAAAATATTATATTGCCTTAGTGATTCTGAAGATGGAATAAGTAATAACAATACATACTTTGATAATGAAATAGACGCTATTAAAGAATTTAATAGTTATAATAAAGATTATTCAAGCACCATGTTAATCTTATCTAAACTATCTATTGATGAAACAAATACTAAAAATATAGTTGATGTATTAAATAGTAACGGAGAAGTAATAAAAACTAATGGATATGATTATAAAAATATGGAGGTATCAAAATGAATATGGACAGATTATTTATGATGGTAGTAGTATCAGTAGTTGTAGGGTACATACTATTTATAAACTACCAGTTGACAATAGAACATCTTGGAATATAGCTTGACATATCAGATAAAAAGTCGTACGATTTTATTATCGAAAAGGAGTAAAAAAAATATGACAAATGCAGTAACTTTCTTTTTTTGGGCAACTGTCATAATGTTAGCCATTGCCTCTTTTATATAGTAAAAAAGAAAAAGAAAAACCCCTGTGTCTTAATTGACATGGGGGTTTTTTTATTATATTATGTATGTATAAACAGAAAGGTAAATATGGTAGATCAAACACAACCAGAAATACAATATGTACAAACAAAGAATAGAGCAATAGAGTATGAGTTAAAGCAAAAAGATAAGGGCAACCCATACACTTTGCAAGAACTAAAAGCTAGTCATCATAACTTTATGCTAGACCATAAGGTAAAAACGCTTATGGATAAATTAAAAACTTAACCGACTTTTTTTCTCCCTCAAAGTTAAAAAGGAAAACCCTGTGTATGCTTGACATACATGGGGTTTTTTTATATAGTAATCATATGCAAACAAGAGTCAGACAAATACAATTAAAATTACGAAAAGTAAATGAACTTATCATTAAACTAAAAGTAAAATACCTAGATCAATCTAGTGTGTACTCAGATATAAATAAGATAGATGAGAAGTTAGTTGAACTTGATAAGCTAATTGACAACGACAAATAATCATGCTATAACATAGGTACTCAACAAGGTAAAGGAGTACATATATGTCAAACAAACCAACGATTGATACTTCATGGGAATTGAAGTGGCGAAGAACATTAAGAAAGAAACTTCTTAATTGTTTGGTGCTGATAGAAAATCATGGCAAACCTACGCAAGACTTAATGTATGAGTTAAGACAAGCGAAAGAGGCTTTGACCTATTGGAATAGTGATACGGCTTTATGGGAAAAACATAACATGGTTATACCTATAAACCAACCAGTACCACAAGCCGAACTTCAAGAACCAGAGGTACAATCAATTAGCACAGATTGACATAGTCAATTAGTTGTGCTATAACTAAAGGGTAGTCAGCGAGAGTTGGCTATCCTTTTTTATTGCTTAAATGCACTCAGTCGACTTAAACCATTGGCTCTTTACCGAGACAAAGAGGGGTAGTAATCAAGGGGGTGTGGTGCAATGGTGTTGAACTAACCATTCAACTGCACCACCCCAAATAATAATCAACAACGAAAGGTAATATGAAACAAACATATATAACTAAGCAACAACTTCATACCTTTATTGATACTCAAATAGAAAAGCACAAGTCTAAAAAAGGTCGTGCCTTTTTCTATAAGAAACCAAAGAGGTTAGAAATTGTTGGTGAGAAAAGAGTAATGCGATTTGATACTAAAGATAGAAAGTTTCAAGTTGATGGTACAACTGGTAAGAGGTTGTATAAAAAGGGTGGCAAGAGAACTACTACACCAGAACACAATATGCTAGTAACTGATCTTGATGTTCGTGAGGGTTACAAGTTTAGAAATGTACCTATGAACCAAAGATTAAGGTATTTACTGATAGGCAAAAAAGCTATAAAATTCAGTTATTTAGCAGACTTGGACTCGTTTAAAGTAGAGTTTCCAAAAGCTACTAGGAACTTAATTAAGAACTTATACAATAAAAAGTTTGAGGACTTTGAACAGGAGAAGAAAAATGACTAAGTGGTGTCAGAATCCTAATTGTGCAGATAAAAAATCATCTGGGCAAATTCGTGGTAACAAGGGTAACAAGTGGTATCAGTCTAATAGGATTGGTACTTATAGTTATGGTGGTGGTAATTTTTGTACACTACATTGCCATAATGAATGGTCTGAAAAGTATATGTCCCAAGCAATAGATGCTCTTAATTCAAGAATACATGAGCCAGTAAAAGTTTATCTAGAAGATGCTTGGTATGTAGAATATCATTACAGTTGGAGTAGTGGAACTAATAATGGTTCTTATGAATTAAGAAATAAACTTAAAGGAGTTAGACAAACCATAACAAGAGAACAAGCACAAACAGAAGAACAAAGAAGATTAGATTATTCTGAATGGAGAACAATAAACAATACACAAGCCAAAGAACTAGCCGTACAACTTGGCTTGGCTAGTTGACACATCACTAACATTAGTATATATTATAGACATCACTCAGACATCTGGGTGGTGTCTTTTTTTTTAACCAACAATAAGGAGTACTCATGGAACAAAAAGAGATAAGACTCAATGCTGATAAGCGTAAGTCATTAAACATTGACTTTCGTAGGCATTGTGAAGATCAAGAGTCTCACGAGAAAGAGGAGTTCTTTCAAGCGAGAGAGTATTGCAACGAAGTAATACCCCAAACTTTTGAAACTATGAAACAAGTAGTTGAAAGAAGATTTGAGTTAGATGATGTTGCACAACTTCAATCACTTCAGAAGAAATACAATACTGTTAATGCCGTAGGTACTGACAGCTGTTTCTTTATGAAAGTGTTAGGAGAAAAAAGAGTAGATCAATATGGTGATGAGGAGGATAAACAACAACACTTTTCATTCCATCTTGATGGTGCTTACAATGGTACATACCGAAGTTATGGTAGCAGTAATCATGGTAAGAACTTTGCCTACGCTATGTATCGTGAAGATATGAAAAAGGTAGGACTCAATCCAGACTGTAATATCGAGGCAGACATCAACATAGAAAAGACTGGTGCTGATAGATATGACAGAAGAACTAACCCTTGGTTAGCACAATGTCGTAATGACAATGAGCAT